GTGCCGAATCATGCCGTTGAAGATGTCGGCCACTTCCACGTCGGCGTTGTCGTCCACCGGGATGACCTTAGCGCCTGGCCGGTTCTGGCGCTGGTCGTTGGTGACTTGGCGCACATGCTGGGGTAGCTTGTTGATTGTCAGACACGGGCGGGCGTTGATCGTTTGACCCTGCACCGCACCACGGGTGGCCAGCACATCAGCCGGCCACTGCCAGTGGTTGTCGGGCGAGCCGGCATAAAAGCGCAGGTCGTCAATCTCATCTTCGCGGCTCTCGGCAAGCGCAGACACCGCCATATCCAGCCTGGCACGGGCTGTGGCCAAGATGTCAGACGCGCTCTTCTTTGGTTTACCGCCTTCGGCCACTGCGCCAGCAGCCGCAATGCCTGTGAAGTCTGCCATTATTTGATCTTGTTAAGGACTTTGTCCACCGTTGCCTTGACATTGTTGCCCGATGGAATCGTGGCATTGCAGTTGGCGGTGGGTGAACGGGTCTCTTTGTTGCGGTCAGGCATACCGCCGCCCGACATTTTGGGTTCGCGGCTGTTCAATTTGGCAATGGGTGCAAGAGTTTTCATTTCTTTCCTTTCGGGGCTGCACGTTTGACTGCATACGCAATCGCCACGGCCTGCTTGACGGGCTTGCCCGCCTTGACCTCGGCCTTGATGTTCTTGCGGAATGCTTCGGGGGATTTAGATTTAACCAGTGGCATTTAAGTCTCCGTGTGAAAAATGGCGTAGTTCAATTTAATCGCTTCAGAGTAAGCATTGTTGGTCACGTTCTTGAGTTCTACCGTGAACGAGCCATTGCCAACCGCCGCGATAAAAGCATTGTACGCACCCAAAGTGCCACCAGAAGCCACACTGATTACAACTACATCTTTAATGCTGCAAGCTGAGCAAGTCACCACAAATACCGCATTGGCGCTAGGTGCCATCTGCGCATTGGCCGTAGTAATTTGACCAGAAGGCGTGTTAATTGTCACGCCAGTGGTTTTGTTGTTTTGCTGAGTTACCGTGCCAAAAGCATCAGCCGCGTACCCAATCGTGCCCGTAGTAACAATGTCAGTGGCTTGAACAATATCAGCACCAATAATGTTCTGATCTTCGTAAGCAACGCCGATGGGTTTGGTGTTTGCCATTTATTTCTTCTTTGCCGTCTTGGCCGATTGTTTAAAATCTTTGGCAGTCGGCGCGCCGGGTGAGCCAGGCTTCCTCATCTTCTCTTTGCTGCCAGCGGCGATGCGTGCCTGCTTGGCGTGAATGTTTGCGTAAAGTCCAGGTTTGGTAGCCATGTCAACACTTCCATCGTTTAAGAGCTGCTTTAGCGCGTTCGCCGTCTTTGGCGTTGGCCGCTACAGCGCCCATCCTTGCACAAAATGAATCTTTGCGGCCTTGGTCTGCCTTGGTCTTAGGGTTGGGTGCTGGCGCCTTGAGGTTGGAACCCGTCGCGGCGTTGTACTTAGCGCGGCCCTTCTCAGTCAGCCCCGCACCCTTGGACGCCGGCAATTTTTCGCCGCGACCGACTGAAAGAGATACGCTTTTTTTCTTCATGCGCCCATCCATCCTGTAGATACTGCGCTACCGTAGCTTCTAGCGGTGCGCTTGGGTTCAGCATACTCACGATGTGCCACTGGAAAGGCAAACGTGACGCAAATAGCGTCAGCAGCGTCGGGTGAGGCAAGACCGCGAGCTTTCATTTCTTTTTTGCTTTCCAAGAAGATTGTTCCCCGTGAATCAGGCTTCATCATAGGCGAAATCAAGTCCGTCTTCAAGAACCTGTCGCTAGGGATACTAGCAGATTTCAGCCATTCTCGCATATCTCCCCACATCTGCGCGCGCATATTACCGTACATGATCGGGTTTTTGGACTTATTTCCAAAGTTTATGCCCTTGACCTTGTACCGTTGCTCTTTCAACCTGTCCACAATGCCCGCGCCCAGCCCGCCTTCGTCGATCACAACCAGCGCGGGCTTGAATTCTTCAATCGCTTCGATCACATACCCCACCACCGTCATGGTGTCGTCGCCTCGGTGGCGCATGATCTTGACAATATCCCGCCCTTGCCGCACCGCAATCACCGTAGCGTCCGCTCCAAACCGCGCCGGGTCTACGCCAATTACAATTGGGGCGCTGGCGTCTTTGTACTTGGGCCGGGCCATGGCGTCGTCCACTATGTCGGCGCCAATGAACTGGTCGTCTCCCGCACTGGGGAACATGCCGTAGACCTCAACGTGCGCCTGAGATGAGTCAGGCCCATATTCGTCAATGATTCGGTTGTAAACCGCCTTGTCGGTGCCTTCGACCGTCCTGGCGTCCACAATTCGGGTGCGCCAAAACGCTCTTTTTGAGTTAAACGCTTCGTAAAAGTACCCGGTGTTGCGCCGTGGGTTGGAAAACGCCAACCAAAAACGGTTTGGCGTGTTTTCTGTGAAAAAGCCGCCCGTCACCGCCCAGATGGAGTCGTCGATACCAGACGCTTCGTCAAAAACCACCAACACACCATCAAAGTTGTGTACGCCAGCGTAGGCGTCGGGGTTCTCGGCCGACCACAGCCGCCCTTCCACGCCCCAGTAGCGCGTGCCTTTCTTCAAATCCCGCTCGACCAGCTCAGTCAACCACTTGGCCGGCATGACGCGGGTGGCCGAAACCTCAAACCAGTGCGAGTTGATGGCCATAGCCAGCCATTTGGTGATCTCGGCCCAGGTGATTGAACGTAATTGCGATTCTGAGTTGGCCGAAATAATGGTCGTCGAGCCTATTCTGGTGGCCAACATCCAGATCGTGATCCATGAGACCAACGCCGACTTGCCAATACCCCGGCCAGACGATATAGCTTCTTGCAGCACATCAAAGTCAGCTTTGCCTTGGTTGAGTTTAATATGCTCGGCAATGTCCAGCAGCACCTCGCGCTGCCATTTGCGCGGGCCAGTGAAATTTTCCAGTGGCGTACCCTTGACGCCCCAGGGAAACGCAAACATCACAAACGCCAGCGGGTTGTCCTTAATCGCCGGGCTCCACAGCCGGGCCATCAGCTCTTGTTCGTCTTCAGCGCTGTACTTGGTGCTCTGCATGTGTTAAATCCAATTTAGGGCTGGGCGCGTGGGCGATGACGTCAATGACGCGGGACTCAGCGTCGCGCAGCGCCTGGGTAACTGAGATGCGCTGGTCAACATCAATAGTGATGGATTGCTTGGCCACCCAACCGTGGACGTTCTGGAGAATCGCCAACGCCGCTTTGGAGTCGCCCTCTCGCGCTGCCTTGTGCAAGCACTGCGACATTTCCATCTCAGCGTCTGCCTTGCCTTTTTGCGCCGCCATCTCCGCGATGGGGTCAAGCTGCACCAGTTGCCGGTACTCGGCGGGCAGCATGCCAGAGGCCAACGCCAACGAGTCGCCTTTCAGCCCCAGCTTGGCGGCTTCGTAGATGCGGTGCAAACGCGCCTCAGTCGCTTCGACCTTGCGCGGTGCAAAAGGTAGGCTTTCAAACATGTGCCGAATATAACAAAAAAATTTGTGGGTCATGTGGGCAATGTGGGCTATAAAAAATTTTGTTTGTGGCCCCTCCGCTGCCGTGACCTTCGGCGCTTGGCCCTCCCCTCCCCCCTCCAAGCAAACAGCAACCGGCCACCGGCCATGCAGCCGACAACCTTACAAAAACTTACAATGTAGTACTTTAGTGGGGGGCAATGTAAGTCATGCTTACATTGCCTACATGGTGATGGTTTGGGGCTTTTTGCCATGCGCCATGCACGTTTGGGCCCCCAAATGTAGGCAAGTCGAATTGCCTACACTTTTTCCCTTTTAAATCAAGGACTTAGGTAAAAAAAGCGGTTTTGTAGGCAATGTTTTGGAGTTTTTAAGTCGCAGCCAAAACGGTGGGGGCGTGCAGCGAAAGCGTCCCACATCATCCAACCTTACGGCTACCTTACACCTTTAGATATTTTTTTTAAACATTAGAAAACCATTGCTTACATTACCTACAAACCCAGGTTTTCACTCTCAAGATGTGTAAGCAATCGGGGCATATTTCCATTGCTTACACGTTGCCCACGCATTGCCTACAATTCAATAACCTTCCACAATTGAAGGTCAATATTTGCAAGGCTTGACAAGTGCAAGGCATTACCTTACATTACCAACACCGCGCGATTTTGCGCGGCGTACAGTAAAGGCAAACACCATGAGATTCGCATTTATCCCCAAGGCTCAATACACAATCGGTCAAATTATTCAAGTTCAAGGCCGCAAAATGCGCGTTGAAAGTTACACACATACAGGCCGCAATGTGATTGTGTGCACTTTAGATAACGCGCCTAAGTTTGAGCGTATTGCGTGCATTTGTACTGACAGTCCCGCAATTGAAGGGGTGACACCATGAAAACCTTAACCGCAGCCGAAATTCAGACCCTCATGCGCAAAGCGCAAACCCTTGAACAATCGCACGCGCTCGCCGTTTTGCTTTGCCAGACGCTCAAGGCCAACAATCAAGGCAAACAGTATTCGTGTTACGTCCCTAAGGCGCA